GACGATCCATTGACACCAGAATTCGACCGCGGAGAGCCGCACGTCGAGTATCGGGCCGCTGCCGACGACGCGGCCGTCGAGCCGGGTCGCTTGCGGGTCAGTGATCCAGTCGGGAACCGGGAGCTGCTCATACTCGCCGCGCACGACCCGCCACGGCAGCCCCGCGATCGTGTCCGCAATGATCGACGTGCAGTGCGTCACCGCGGGGAGATTCGTAAGCCCGTTCGGATCGTCGGCCGTGAGCGGATTTCCATACGGGCCGCCCGTACCGTCGCCGCCCGCGGGCCCGACCCACCAGAGCTGCGGGTTATCGACCTCCCAGCCGTCGGGGTCGTTCAGCAGTACGTCGCGGCCGTCGGTCGCGGTACGTACCGTCGCCCGCGGCCCCTCGCGGGGCGAGCGGATCGGGTCGCCGATCGGCGACGCTTGCCGCTGCCAGAGCTTCACGCGTGAATCGGCACGATCCGACGGTACCGACCGCGTAGCGCCGTGTCACGAATACCGCCCGCGTCGTTACCAGATCCGCGACGGTTCGATCTCGACGGGTGCCCGCCCCGAGACCCAGCGGGCAAGGCTCGCGGCGACGAGCGCGCTACCGCCGTCGACGCGGGACCATACCCACGCTTGGCCGATCGGGCGCCGGGTCGCGACCGTCGCGGCGGCGTCGAGCGCGACGTTCGGACGATGCGAGCCCGTGCCGTCGAGGATCGCGTCGTAGAACGCCGCGCACGCGACTTGCAGATCCCGTGTTGACGTCACGACCAGCCGATCGAACACGGGCCGTAACTGCTCCGCGACCGTCCCGGCGGGCCCGGCGGCGTCGATCGCGACCGCGGTCGGGTTCCATGCGCCCGCGAGCTCGACGAGCCGGGCCGCGACCTGCGCGGCCGGTACTAGGTCGACGACCTCAACGACGCCGCCCGCGCACGCGCAGATCGTCGACTCGCTCCGGTCGGGGGGAATGTCAGCCGCGAACGTCACCGCGCCCGGCGGCAACGGATCCGGGTACGACGTCGCCGCCCACTTATCCGCGGGCAACACGCGCACGTCGGCGTCGGTGCGCCAACGGTTGCCGTACTCATGCGCAAACTGCCACGCGGGCATATGTTCCGACGCGACCGCGAGCGCGTCATACACGGGCCCGCCCGGCATACCCGCCGACGGGTGCGCCCGCCAGACCGCGCCGAGCAGATCGCCCGCCGCAATGTCGGGCCCGATCCCATACTCGACCAGCGCCACGCGCGCGGCCGGATCCCCAAGCGCCGCGCGTGCGACCTCAACCTGCCGGGCCAGAAACCGCGAGTCGGGCCCGCCCGCCGTCGACGGTATCCAGATCTGACCGTCGCGTGTCGCTTGCGTCGGTAACGCCGCCGCGATCAGACCGTCGCCGTGCCGCACGTCGAAAAACCGTGCCTCGTCGAGCACGACGAGATCCGTAACCGACCCGTGCAACGAATCCTCCGCGGGAGCGAAAACGCGAAGCTGCGCCCCATTCTTGAATTCGATTTCTTCCGAACCCGTCGCGCCCCGCACCCGATAATCCCAGCCGCCCGCATTCCACCCGCGGTGCGTGTTTCCCTCCACCCGCGACGAACGGCGCAACAACCGCACCAGCTCACGCCAACGTAGAACCGCGTCCATACGCGACTGCGCCGTGTACCAGACCTGCGCGCCGTCGACGTGTAAGCAACGGTCGATCGCGACGACCTGCACCAGCCGCGTCTTTCCCGACTGGCGCGGAACGACGACGACGACGATCGGATACCGCCAACGATTCGCCCGACGCGAGTAACCGACACGCGCCGCGCGGGTCTGCCACGGCCACGGCGCCAGATCGAGCAGCCGAAAAGTACGCGGCAGCGACCACCCGCGCGCGACATTCGGCGACGCTGCGCTGATCGCGCGCGGTCTCGGTGATCGTCGGCGCGGTTCCGTCGTTACCACGAACGGTCGGTCGAGTGTCTAGAGAAAATGGACAAAGACACGGGGTGCTCTGGCGCGCCGCGTGTCGGAAAAACGGGGCGCTCATTCGCCGCCCGGTTACACCCCGAATGCGCCGGGCGCGCCCATTCGTCGCCGCCACCTTGGGCCCTTGGTATTACGTGGTCGAGATCGAACGGTGCGCCGTACTCGACGGTCGCGCCGCAGCGGGGACACGGTAGGGGGAGTTGCTCGGCCCACCATTGTCGGAGCGCGCGCCAGCGGCGGGTACTGCCGCGGTCGGTTAGCGCGCTCACGCTCGGCACTCTCGCGCTCGGTGGCGGCGTAGTCCTAGTTCGATCCGGTATGCGCGGCCGCACGGGCAGACATAGCGGCCGCGTATCCCGATCCCTTGTGCGTTGCGTCGAGCGATATGCGATTCCATGTTGAGATATCCGCCGCTCACGGTTCGGCACGGTTTGCCGGGTAGCGCGCCGCAGCGCGGGCACGTCACCGCGCGGTCGTCGTTCACGGTGCGGGGGGCACAGTGCCAGCGTAAGCGGTCAGCATCGGCCGCCCTCGCGGGCGTGACACTGGCAGCAGATCCCGGTGTGCCCTTCCTCGTCGGCGTGTTCGGCGTCGACGTCGGCGTCGCATAGTTGGCAGTAGTCGAACGTGAGCGCGTGCAGCGCGTCGATCGCGTCGAGCGCGGGCAGGTATCCCGCGAGAACGTCGGGCACCTCGTCGTCGTCGTCGTTCATAGGACCTCGACCACGATCGCGAGGTATACGCCGTCGGCTAGTAGTACGTAGTGCGTGAGCTTGCCGCTCTCGACCGCGGCGCGTGCGATCTTCGCGGCGACGTCGAGCCCCAGCCCGGCGCCGACGAGCCGGGCCATTAGCGCGGCGATTGCTAGCTCGTCGTCGGGCCAGCGTCGCCGGTAGCCCGACCCGCCGCCGTTCCCGTCGGGCCGTAGGTAACCGTGACGGGCCCAGTAGTCGAGTCGCCGGTATGAGACGCCGAGCGCCGTCGCGGTCGTACTCATATCTCTAGCTCTAGCTGCTGCGCGCGTACGGCGCGGTCGACGCCGCCGCTGCCGGGGAACACGTCGACGAATTCGTCGCCGGGTTTCCAGTCGAGCAGGTCGAGTAGCCAGCGCGTGAACGCCGCCGGTTTCGCGCCGCCCGGTTTCCCGTCGACCTCGCGCCAGCCGTGCCCGCAGTCGGGCGCGCACTCGATGTTTACCTCGCGGCCGCCGTAGCGGGTCGCGGCTTGACCGGGGTACGGCGGGTCGGCGTACGCGACGCGGCGGCGTGTCATATCCGCCCGGCCGCGTCGATTATGTCGACCGCTAACGGTGCGAGCGGGCACGTACCGGGTTCGCATATTTCGCATACGCGATCGACCGTGACGTGCAGCACGTGAAAGGCGTCGCTCATATCGACCGCCGCGCCCGCGAATTCTCGACTGTCGGCGCCCTGCACCGCGTGCCATGCGGCGACGTACCGGCGGGCCGCGTCGACGATCGCGTCGCGTTCGGCACTCATACGCCGCAGTGCCCGCCGTCGCACCCACCCGCGCCGAATAGGTCGAGTTGGTCGTCGTTTCGGATCGGCGCCTCGTCGAGCGGTACCCGCGACGGGTGCAGATACGCGGCGCCCGCGAAATCGCTCGGCGCGCCCGCGCCCTGCCGCACCGCGTCGGGTGAGCGTATGTACCGATCGACCTCGACCGCTTGGCGCCACAGCTCGGGCTGCCGTTTTATGCGTAGCCATTCGGCGCCGGATCGGAACGGGCAGCCGATACACGCCGAGCGCGGCGCCGTCAGACCGCGGCGCGAGAGCCAGTTATGGCAGTCGACGCGCGTGAGCCGCCGCTCGACGAGTGGGTAACGGTGCGTGATGTAGCGCACGTCGGAGTCGCGCATTCGTTCGGGTTCGTCGAACGAGATCCCGAACCATTGCTCGACCGAGCCGGGCCGGGCCGGGCCGTCGAGTAGTACCCGGATCTGTCGGCGTACCGGAACGATTTTGAATCGGTGCGTGCATTGCCGCCGGATCATGCCGCGCTCGCCGTCGCGGTTCGTTATGTAGAGCGGCATTTCCCACGGGCGCGTGCGTACGTCGCGGCCGTCGTCGTAGCGGCGCACGACGTACAGCGGGATCTCGGCAGCGCGGGCCCGTGGTACTAGCTCGTCGGTGAGCCACGCGTACGTATCGGGCGTTTCCCAGCCGGTATCAGCGAATATTGCTGCGTCGAGGCGCTCGACCTCACCCGCGGCCGACATTAGGAGCAGCGCCGACGACTGCACGCCCGCGCCGAGCGATAGCACTCTCAACATTGCCGCAGCTCCTGCTCGGTTGTGTGTACGCACGCGGCGAGTATCTCGGTATCGCCGATCTCGATGAGCACGACGGGCGCGGCTAGGTCGAGCGCGAGTAGGTCGAGATCGTCGGTACCGGCAACGGCGGTTATCTGTCCGGGCTGTATCGGTCGGTCGCATATCGGGCAGCGGTTCACGGCAGCACCTTGAGCGGGCGCCCGCGTCGTTCCCAGCGGCGCACGGCGCGCCGGTAACGCCAGATCAGCCAGCGGCGGCGAACCGGGCTCACGCGATTTCCGGCTCGACGTGTACGACGACGCCGACACCCGCGCGTCGCACCGTGAACGACGGCAGATAGCCGTCGCGGTCGGTCGTATGTACCTCTAGCTCGGTCGCGTCGTCGGTTATCGCGACGATCGAGCCGACGAGCAGCCCGGTTAGCCAGTCGCGGTATCGCTGGGCGCGGTGGTCGTACTCGACGGCGGCGTCGTGCTCGCGTTGCGCTTTCGTGGTCATTCGTGCCCCCTCAGATCGCGCAGCGCGTCGCCCAGCTCGCGGACCCGTTCGCGGCCGTGTTCGCGTTGCTCGTCGGTTAGCGGGGGGAGCTGCCAGCGTGACGCGTCATCGCGCGTCACGCGTGACGCGTCACCAACCGTCACGCGTGACGCGTCACTAGCGTCACGTTTCGGGGTTTCAGTCACTCCCTCCCTACCCCCAAAGGGGGTCGGGAGTGACTGAATTACCCCGCCGAACGCGTCGGAATTTTCCGATTCGGGAGCGTCACCAGCGTCACGCGCAGACCGTCCAATTGGTGACGCTTGAGCGTCACGCGGTGACGCTTGAGCGTCACGTTTCCGATCTCGATATCGGCGCTGCCGCGCGCGGTGTTGCTGCCGGGCGCGGCCGTCGGGATCGGTCGACGGGGTGAGTAGTACGCCGTCGTCGAGTACGAAAATATCGCCGTCGTCGAGTAGCTCGGCGACGAGCTTCGCGAGATCGTCGTCGTGCGGATCGAACCCGGAAAAGAGTACGAACGGCACCGGGTTAGATCCCGAGCCAGTCGAGCCGGGCGCCGCCGTGAGTGTCGGCGTGACGTTCCGCGGTTGCCCACGCGGTGAATGTAGCGCCGCACGTCGCGCAGCGATAGCGGGCAGCGCGAGGTTTTGCCGACGACGCACGCGGCGCAGAAGAAACCGCGCGCGCCCCTCGCGCTACCCGTCGCGCGTGCGCGTCAAGCTGCCGCGCAAGCGCCGCCACCGTGGCTTTCCGTAGCCGTGGCGACATTTCCTCAAGCTTCACGGGCGCGCCTCGTCGTCGTCGAGCAGCAGCGCGGGCGCGCATTGCTCTAGGTACAGCGCGACGTCGTGCCCGGCGTAGATCAGCGCGAGCGGCCAGTCGTCACAGAAGAGGATTAGCGAGCCGTCGACCTCGGAGCGGCGCACGGCCCACGGGCCCGCGGGTATGTATTGCGCCAGATCGCGCAGTCGTTCGACGTTCATCGTGGCAGCTTTCGTACGTGCTCGGGCGGGTCGTGTAGCTCGGCCCAAAATTTCGTTTCGCGTTCGATCTCGCGCGCGTGGGCCCGTACGAATAGGCAGACCGCGACGACGATCGTGCAGAGCAGCGCGACCGTGAGCGATAGCCAGAATGAGAGCGTCATACGTCGAGCCCTCTCTGCTCGGGTTCGTCGGGTGGCTGCGGTTCGTCGGGTGGCTCGTCGAGTTTTTCTAGGTACGAGATCACGCGGTCGGCTTCGACGGTCGTTAGTTCTTTCGACGTGCTGATCGTGCGGCCGATGATCTCAACCGCGAGCGCGAGCCGTTCGGATCGTGTACCGATCCCGTGGTCGCGCATGAGTTGCTGCAGTCGGCGTAACTGTCCCGCGGTGAGCAGCTCGGGCTCGGTGCGCGATATATCGCGCACGTCGTCGGCTTGCGTTTCGCCGGGCAGCGGCGGCAACGTCGGGCCCGCTAACGGTGCCTTTTGTACGTCGCGGGTTTCGGTTGCCGCCGCTACCACGGGCCGACGTCGCCGCGTCGCGCGCGGGCTGGCGGGCGAGCTTGCCCCGCGGTCGGCGCCGACGTCGACGTGTTCGCCGTCGTATTCCTCTAGCGCGCCGAGCCCGTGTATGACGTCCGCGAACATTGCGCGCACTAGCTCGGCCGACGCGCGGGCGCTCAGCATTTGCCGCGGGTAGTTACGCCAATTCGGTTTCCCGACGAGGTTCGCGCGGCGGGCGTCGTCGAGCGTCCAAGTAACGCGGGTGACTTGCTCGGATCCGGTACGGCGCCCGCACCATGTCGCGCGCGTCGTGCCCAGCTCGTCGGGCCAGATCGCGTGCCCGGCGGCGAGTACGAGCGCCCGCTGCGCTTCCGCGGCGACGAATATGCGGCCCTCGATTACGTGTATTTCGTTCACGCTTGCGAGCGGGCCGAGCCCTACCTCGTCGCCGTACAGGATCGCGGCCGTGACCGCGGGCACGTTGTGGCGTAAGGCTTTCGGTACGAATTCGGTCGGCGCGATCGTTTTCGCGACCTCGGCCGCGGGGGCGAGTAGGTCGATCCACCCGCGCGCGCTGCCACGATCTGCGCGCGCGGGCGGGTCGACGATCCGGGCGAGTGTCACGGCAGCAGCTCCATATCGGCGACGGGTACGTGTATGAGCGGCTCGACGTCGTTCGGCGCGCGTGGTACTGCCCAGCCGCTTACCTCATGCCAACGCGGGTCTACGTCGTCGAGGTTTATCCAGCGGTCGCCGTCGCGGAACCGCACGACGAATAGCGCCGTGCAGCAGAGCCCCGCGGCGGTGAGCGTGAGCACTATCCATTTCCGCCACGAAAAGAACACGGTCGGGTATGCGTCGTGCGCGTGGGTGCGGCACTTGATTTCGATTACGGCGGCGACGCGCTGCCCGTCGACGGCGTAGTAGTCGATCGGCGAATACTGCGCGCCGAACGATCGGAGCTGCCAGCCGCAATGGCGGGCGATATGTTCGGCGACGTCGCGTTCGTTCGCGAGATCGTGCTCGGATGGGTCGCGGTTCGCGCTCACGACGCGGCCGCCTCGTCGTCGGGTGCGGGTAGCGCGGCGCCGACCGTTGCCCCGCGCGGCAGTGCCCGCCATCGCGCGACCTGCTGCGCGTACAGAAACGAGCGGAACGTGCTCTCGCCGATATCGAGCGGGTACACGTCGTACCCGTCGGCACGTAGCCAGACCGCGAGCCCGCGCGCGATCGGCGGCATGGGAATTTCTACGCCGTCGGGGTCGACGATCAGATCAGCGTGCGCGTACGCGGCGAGCTGCAGCGCAGTCTCGGGATAGATACCGCTCGCGCCGGTTTTCCAGTCGATCAGCGTGACGTCGTGCTCGCCGTCGTCAAGGAATGCGCCGAGCTGGGCGAGTAGGTCGAGCGTCCCGGCGTAGCGCCATTTCGTGTTAGCGACCATTGCCTCGACCGCGATCTCTCGCACGTCGTACGCGTCGAGAAACGCGAGACACGCGTCGACGTGCCCGACGAGCGCGTCGTCGACCTCGACCTGCTCGCCGTGTATGAGCTTCGCCGCGGCTGCGTGGATCTCGGTACCGCGCCCGGCGGCGGCGTCACGTTCGGCCCACGGTGCGCCGCGTAGCAGCGTGTCGCGTTCGCTCGGCGTTTTGTCGAGCAGCTCGGCCCAGTGATCGAGCGCGTACGCCGCGACACGGCGGGCGGCCCAGCCCGCGAGATCGGGTTTCGGCAGTACCGACGTCACGCCGTCGACGGGTTCGCCGTCGTCGTCGACGTAGCGGTGCCCGGACCCGGCGCGTATGCGCCGCCAGCCCGACACGGTTAGCCCGCCGCGGGTTGTGTGCGGAGCAGGCGCTCGACGCTTGCGCCGAGAATGCGCGTGCCTCGCGTGCGGCCCGTGCGTACGTAGTCGAGTTGGCCGCGTCGGACCATTTCGTACACGGTGCGTTCGCTACAGCGGAGATACGCGGCGGTTTCGGCGACGGTCCAATACGGGCTGTGCGCGTCGTTCATCGACGCCCCCCTACGTTCGGAACCTCTGACGGTGCGCACGTTCGCGGCAGTCGTGCGGGTCGAGTGACGAACATACGGGGGGGGGGGGGGGGAAAGCTAGAGAATTCTCGCGTACGAGCGCG